TAAATCACCTGAAGAAGTTGGAAGAATATTTAAAAGAATTGATAAACACAATCGTCGGTATCCGCACGACGATTACGAGATAGATGACGATACAATTGAACGTTCTTTAGAATCTTACGAAAAACGCAAAGACTTAGTAGAGCGTGGTTTATATATACCAGAATCAAAAGAAGATATTTTGATGCCTAGTGTTCGGGCTGTTAACCCACTTAGATAAAAAACCCCCGCACTGGGCGGGGGGTAAAGGTGTGGAAGGAGCTAACTTCCGAGGAGAAACAGACGAGCTGTTCTGTGCTCGAGTATAGTTAAATTCTCCAGATGCGTAAACCTTTCACTCCTTCGTTAATAACAGTCTTAAATATAACTTCTATCTTTAGCCTTTTTGTAACACGTAGAATGTCTTTCTTGGCGGCATCAGGATCAAGGCAAGGTATGAAGATTGAATACCCTACCTTAAAGTTCCTCCAATTGACGTTGTAACTAATCTTCTCTACTAGCATGTTCGATAATTGGCGCTACAACCGCATCCATGTCAATAAAGTCAGGTACAGAGCAGTCAAAGAACAATGCATGAACCCCAGGAGATGTAACACGCATACCCTTAGACATCTGTTTGGTATCGGCTTTCACGTAGATACCACGGGCTTTTAGCTCGTTCAAGGTCTCTTTGTATGGAGCTTGCGCCTCCACACAATCTTTCTTAAAGTCCTTGGCTACGATGTACATCATCTTAGTATCGGGTTCATAGCGTATCTTCAAATCAGCCCGTGGTTCTTGTACAGGCACTGAGTGCATATTGGTACGTTTATCTACCTCGTTGTTTACAACCAACATGCTTTGTATGTTACGGTTAAGGTAGTCACCAATAATAGCCGCAGCGTTATTAGCTGGAGGTGCGATGTCTTGACGTACTGTGGTGAGCATCTGCATAGCCCATGCGTATATGGCTTTCATATCGTAATCGTGTAACCCAAGCATACGTGCAACCAAACCGCCTGTTATGTTACAAGCAATAAGTGCAGACCAGAAACGCTCCTTGCTGGTTAGACGCATCTCTTTATCAATCTTGGCTTGGATTGCCAGCAAGTTACTGACTGTATCCTCTAGATTACCCAGTAAGTAGGTGCAGTAGATGTCCCCAGCATGCCCGTAGTTTTCCTTTAGTTGGTGGTCAAACATCTCCTTAGCCACGTGCACAGGGATAATATTGCTTGGATGGATCTGATACTCTAATAGGCGCATGCTCTCACCATCCGGACTGTTCTTATGCACCCCTAACTTCTCGTAGAAGCTAGCATTTGAACTCGCCAAAGATATGGTCTGCCAAGTGGTATTGTTAATACGCATCTCGTTTTTATCCGACCTAGACCTGTTAGCACCACGACCTTGGGACATGCTATAAGCCAGCGTAGAGAACTCGGCAGGGCTAATGTTGGTAATCTCGTCAATCGTAAAGGGCAGGTTATTCATAATCCCTAGGTGCAACATCTTAGCTGCTAGGGTGTCTTTCCAAATGGCTGCTAGCCTATCGGGGTGTCCGTACACGCTATTACACATATACAGCGCAGTAGATTTACCTGTACCTGACTCTTTGTGGATGACATTTATGATTGCTCCGCTATGACCAGTAAACTTAAGAAGCGGCGCGCCAAACGCAGTAAGCGCAGCAAACGCATGGGGTTCTAGCCCCGGTGCACCATACAGGTTAAATACCTCTTTCCATTTCTCCAGTGTGCCCTTTGGGTGCATAACGTCCGCAAACGCTTTTGTATTTGCAGAGGGTGGGCTATGGAATGTACCGTCTTTGCTAATCTCTCTATCGCCAATAATAAATTTGCTGTTCTTATCTACCCAGCCAAATTGTGTCCTCATAAGTTCTGCCTTTCCTTTGTACTGCAATTCTTTAATAAATGACATCAAAAATGCCATTAGTTGATCCATTTGCTTTGGCATTCCTGCGACGCCTTTTGTTGACAATGCTTCACGTAATCTTTCTTTTACTGCCACGGTAGAAAGAGGGATAGTAAACTCCCGCACGTCATCTTTAGGTAAATGCAACCGCAACAATACAAGCTCACCAACCGCAGGGTCAGGGTCATGCATACGCTTTACGATATATAAGTCATGCTCATACACGCAGATGGGCTCTGATTCTTCCTCATCCTTGATTGTTATGTAGATGCCACCGTTCTTCCCACGGAAATACGGGAATGGGTACGAGGGTATCTTGTACGTTACGGCATCATCTAGTTCCTGTGTCTCGTGGACTTCGGTTTCTTCTGCCTTTACTATTTCTCTACCTAGGGCAATAGGTGAACCAATACGTCCTTTCCACTGGCAACCCTCACAACCGCCCGGATTATTTTTCTCAAACGTACTGCAACGCTGAGCAAATGCCGTATGGCTGGCTTTATCTTCTGTATCTTCGGGTGAATAGTCAGGGTGTCTTTCTGAGATTTTATGAATCGCAGTCTCTCTGTCTACGCAACGATGAGCAATAGATAACGCATTGAACCACATAGGTTCAGATACAGATTCTTGGTTTTGATACTGGTACAGCAACTGTGCACAACCTTCATTGTTGGCACTGCGGATCATAATCTTGCTAAACCTAGATACAGTATTAGCAGCCATAGCTTTTTGTAACTCACTTAATTCTCTAGGAGCCGTTGGCTTCTTAGGTGCTTCCTTTACACCAAGCAAGTTCTTAAATGTTTCGTACTCAACATCTGGTGCATCACAGATTATCTCTACTGGCTTAGGTGGATTATCTTTAAAGTTTAATGTTCCGGGTACCCTAAGCACTCGGGCTATCTCAAATACACTTGCATCGACATAAAGGTTATGCAATACACATAGTTCATTCAAACGATTAGCAACTGGCTCCCACTCTTCCCTACTGACAGGGTTAACAAGGGGCCAATACGCATGGATACCCCTACCTGAGTTAACAAGTAAAGGCTTTGGTAATCCGATTAATTTGCAGAAGGCTTGCAACGCTTGTAAACCCGTTGCTTGATCTATATAGCCATCAGGACGATTTGTCTTTGGGTTTAATTCTGCTTTTGCTTCACCGCAGTCTAAGTCAAGCCAAAATGCTTTGAGGTCTTTTACGTTCTCTTTTTTACGATTTAGGTTTGTCTCAAACTTAGCAACACCAAAATACACATCTCTGCCTTTGGACAGAAAGTCTTCTACGTGCGTATCAAATTCTTCTCGTGTTTGAACAAGCTCTTGTATAGCAGATTTACCCTTTAAGCCAAGCACGGTAAGCCACCCATCGGGGCTTTGCACTCTGTTTAATAGGTCAATATTTGCCATTCTCGTCTCGTCGTTGGGGGAAAAAAGGGGGGACTACTCCCCCCTCACCTTCCGGTGATGCTCTTCATTACTTACTAAGTCTATTAGCTATAAGCTTGGTAATACTCTTGGTTAGCTCTGGTTTAGGATCGTATGCCCCTATGAACCAGTTGTACACCGTTTGCCGACTAACATTTAATACACTTGCTATATCGGCAACCGACATACCTTTTTTTATTGCAGCCCTACCTAACGCAACCCCAAGCTTAGTATTACTAGCTTTCTTATTAAGCTCTATAGTTTTAGCACTATAGCCGTAACTCATTATTAGTTATCCGACCAAGCGCTAACAACATCTGCTAGTTTTGCTTTTGGTGCGGCAGGTGGCACCTCAGCTTTCTTAGCTCGTTTAACAACAGGCTCGTCAACCACTTCTTCGGCAGGTTCTTTAGCAACCGCAGGTGGCAACTTAACAACACCATCTTGCTGAGCTACGGTTAATTGAATAACTCGCTTGGACTCTTGAGTAGATTGCGCTGCTTCAACAACATCAATCTCTTCGTCGGTCAAATGACGCACTGGGGTGAACTTCAACACATCAGCCGTCTCGTTCTCGTCAAATGCAATCTGAGTAATGATGCGATCAATGCTCTCGCCGTTAGCTGGCAGGAACTTGATGTAGCTTTCAAACGGATGGGTATTACCAACACCCTTACCAAACAGAGACTTGGCAGGAATATTAAATTGGTAAATATCGCCACTCATATCGTTCTCAAGCAACACAGCGATACGACGATTAAAACGACATGCACGACCTTTGCCGTTGGTGCCTGAACCATCAATATTCTGTGGGCAAGTAGCACAGCTTGCGGACTGTGGGTTTGCAGCTTTGGCATCAGGTACATCGCCTTGATTAGACCAGCAATCAGGCAGAGTTGGAGCAGCATCAGGATCAAACGCAGTAGCGTAGAACTGACGTGATACCTTCGGCAATGCGTTAATAACGATTACATTTAAGAAACCATCCTTAACTTTACCTGCTTCTTTGCCGTTCACAATGCGACGGAATACGCCTTTGGACATGGTGATACGACGGCTAGTAGAACCGCCACCGCTATCCGCTAGGGCTTTAGATAATTCGCTAACCTCACGGTTAGTTGCTACTGAGTTTTGCTGCTGAAAAATAGAAATATTGCTCATGTTTTGCTCCTTCTAACAACCACGGTGTATTTACTGTCTGCTTGTAAACCAGCAGGTAACAGATTTGGATTCTCTTCGAGAAACTGCTTGAGGTTAGTTTGATGTATCCTCTTCTCGAGCAGGGGGTAGGCATCATGTTCTTGTATGAACTGATACATAGAATCCCAATCAGTCGTCCAGTACCGTGTATCCACTTTACGAATAATTGTCCCTGCTGGTGTTTTAATGCTATCAGCATTGTTATCACGACATACTTCAAGCATCTTTTCTGCGAGCAAATCCTGTTGAGCTTTTAACTCTTCGTCTTGTTGCTCGTACAACTCTTTAATCTCAGCTCGCTTGTCTCTAATTTTGATGTAAATCTCGGCAAGCTTGTCTGTTTGTACATCTTCCATTTTTAGCTCCTTCTAACTACGAACCGCTAGTATACCAATGACTTTGACAATGTCAAGCTATTTCTTCAATTTCTTGTCTGTACAAGTCAATTATTTTTGTATGGCTATCTATATTATTTTGTAACATTTTGTATAGCCTAGCTTCTACTTCGCTTCCTTTGATATGCACAATGGTCATGGGGTTCTTTTGCCCCGGGCGGTTAATACGTGCATTGGCTTGCAAGTATGTTTCTACGCTGGTCACAGGAGCATACCAAATGATTACATTAGCAGCAGTTAGTGTTAACCCGTGAGACGCTGCTTGAGGTTGTATTATCAAGACTCTAATGTTATCTGTCTCTTGGAAGTCTTTGATTATCTCGTGCCGTTTATTTACAGGCACTTGTCCGTTGATGATTCCGCAGGTGATATTAGCTCCGGTAAGATGTTTGTTTAGTAGTTCTATAGTATGTGTAAATGGAACAAACACCAGGACCTTGTGTGAAGCCTCGTTAATAACCTCCTCAATAACACGTAGGCGGTTGGACACGTCAAACTCTATGACTTCTCTAGTATCGGTATAGACCGCACCGCCAGAAATCTGCAGTAGCTTGTTAATATTGGTAGCCGCATTTACCGAAGTAACCTGCTCTCCATCTGCGTGTATCAGCATTTGTTTCTTGAGTAATTTGTAATACTTAATTTGCTGGGGGGTAAGGGGTGCATCCCGTTCTACAAAGGTTACGTCAGGCAAATCTAAGCATTGATCTTTTTCAAACCGAATAGCAGGTTGTAACACTTTATGCACAACAGATTGGGCTTGGGGTTTAGGTATCCAACGATAGGTGCCTACCTTGTACATAACTTGGTCACGGAACTGCCCATAGAACTTAGGGGTGCCGTTGGGATTAATAAGCTTGGCTAGGCCAAATGCGTCTACGGGAGATTGTGCTGCTGGAGTACCAGTAAGCATCCACAGACCCTTAACTTGGGTGGCTATGTCTCTAAGGGTCTTCCAACGGGTTGTCTGTGCATTTTTATAGGCACTTGCCTCGTCCACCACGATCAGATCAAACCCACCTTTTAGGACTTCTTCTTTGACGATGTCTACCCCATCAAAGTTAATAATGACAAACTCAGCATTGTTGGCAAGTATTTTCTTACGTTGAGCTGGGGTGCCGTGGGCGACGTCGCATGTGCGGTGGATAGCAAACTTAAATAAGTCCTGTTGCCATGCCGACTTCATAATGGACAAGGGGCAGATTACGAGCACACGACGCACGACACCAAGATTCATCAGGTAGTCTGATGCCCATATTACGCTAGCCGTTTTACCTGTACCCTGCTCGTTAAAGCAAAATGCCCTGCGGTTAAGCGTTAAAAACTCAGAAGTCTGCTTTTGGTGTGCAAAAGGTTTGTGTTTGCCAGGCCAGTTGTAGTCCGTTAGGATGCTATTTTTTGCTGACATTCCGTTTGACGGAGTGGTCTGAGTTCCTGCTAAACGATCTGTTTTTGCTAGCGGGTTTAACCTTGAGATTACCCCTAGCACTTGTTCCCCCCTTGCTGAGAGGTTGTGCATGATCGACGTCTTTTCCATCACCCTTATGTACCTTTCCTTCTTTCATTAGCTCCGCACGGGCAGCATTACGCTTACCCCTATTTTTAATTTGTTCGGGTTTACCCTGATACTGTTCGTATTCTTTTTTGTATGGTCTAGGTTTGTTCACGTATGGCATTTTGAGGTTTCTCCTTACGAAGTTTAGTCCCTACATTATGGCTCTCAAGGGCGTCTTTAATCAAGTGCATACCCCATTCCGCAGCGCATTCCGCATGCATAAACAAAGTGACAAAATAATCCCCCCATTCTTCACCCCTATCTGTAACTTTTGGATTAGCAATTACTGCTAATTTTGCTAGTGGGGATAAGTTAAATTCAAATTGGTCTTTTCCTATGCGTACTATGTCCCAAGATACAGCGTCTTGATCTCTAGTTATTTTTCTATTACGGCAACTAGGGTAAGAGCAATAGCATATTTCATGCTCGCCTCTAATGTAATCCCAAGCGTCTTTTGGGGTTTGTTTTTCTTTTGTAACCCCTTTACTAAAACTCATTTACGTCTCTCCTTATAGTTATGGCAAGTCTTGACGGGGCACCAACCGCATAACGGACCCGCTACTGCGTTCCACACACCTGTTTCTAGGGCTGTTTCAAGCCGTTCTAAGTCAAACCGCACATGCTCAAAATAGGCTAATTTGTGTTGCGAATTGTGTTCTTTATTAACAAACTCGTTACTAACTACAAATATCAAAGCAGACTTAAGCGTTTTAAGTTCTGGGAAGTGAGCAAATACCGCACCTGCTAGTAAATCCAACTGTTTTAAGTCAGCGTACTTTGCGTTCTTACTGCTCTTGTAATCCACTAGGTAGCCTTCATCGCCATTAACAATCAGCAAGTCAGCAATACCCCGATACCACGCATCTTTATCGTAGAACCCACAAGGATTAAGTCTGCCACCTTTATTAGATATACCTAGTTCAATCTCAGTATGCTTTTCACCTGGTATGTTCTTAAGCGCATCTACTGTATCTTGAATAAACGCAAACTGAGGTGGTATGGGTGTGCCATCTTTAATATAGTCTTCAGCAGCTTTGTGTAGCTCCTTGCCATATATTGTGGCTTCGCTACCTTCATCTTTAACATCCTTAGCTACCTTAAGATGGTAATACTTCTTCGGGCATTGTTGAAATGTTTTAAGACTACTGTATGACCATGCTGGCATATTACCTTCCGAATCTTGGCATGCAAGTTACATCGACAGGAACATCCGCTAAGGATCCGTTAATCTTGCGTCTAGACATAATGACTAGTGGTCTAAGCCCACTTGTTTCGCATTCTTGAACCGCCAAAATTACTTGACTGCGACTCATTTGCGTAACTTCTTTTTCTACTAATAACGCAGTATCAGGTAGTTTAGAGTTATCCATATAGGGCGATGAGCATGCCCCTAGTAGACCGCACGTTAATAAAATTAACTTTTTCATTCGTTTCTCCTCTTTGATGAATATTTAGCTTTTGAAATTTTTGCTAAGCACTGAGCACATTTCCATCGTCGAATTGGTCTATGCCGACTACCAACAACAAGCACCTGACCACCAATATCAGGCTGATAGCTAGTACAACTCGAGCAATATTTCTTCCCACCACTAAGCACCTTTTCTGATATATCGCTTTCTAGGTTTAACTGCTGCAATTCCAAGTTCTTCTCCTTTATCTCTAGCATCCATTAGGGCATCTGCCATGCGATACGACGCTTCAGCCATATCCTGTGGTGTGCCTATATTTTTCATAATTAGCCCACACATAGCCAAGCCCGCAAATATATCACGTAACATACCTTTATCGTCTTCAGTCATTTGTACCCGCCTCTCTTAATTTATTTCGTAGCCGTTGGCATTCAGCTTGCACCGTGTTTAACTGCTCGGTAACTATATGTAACTGATGCCGTAACATTGCTTCCGTATCTTCTTTATCTTGTATTGACACCAATCCAGCAAAAGGTATTGGCTCTACTGTAATTTCTGCATCAATACGGTCTTGTGTTGTAAATGTCGTCATTTAGCGCTCCCGTGTGTAGCTAAGTTGTTGTGCCCTAACTGTTGTATCTTATAGCCGTGACCTTCTAGGTATTCAAACAATGCTTTACGCTTAGGCTCAAACCATGGCTTCCATGTCCATGCTTCAAAGATAATTGGTGGGTAGTTGTTCTTTTTAATGGTTTCAATACCGCCCTTAATAACTTCAAGTTCATGCCCCTCTACGTCAATCTTGATAAGACGTACGTTTTGATGTGCACCTGAGTCCAAGGTAAATACTACCAACGGCTCTTTGACACCCTCGGTTTTGCACTCGTATTCATTCTCACGAACTTCTTTATCCATGCTAAATGCACCGATATTGCTTTCGTGGGTGTAGTCGGGCATTGTCAGCACTAGCCGTTCTTCTTTATCAGACATACCAAAATTATGGCAATGAAGGTTATCTAGCCCATTAATAAACGTATTGGCACATAACTGGTAATAGACTATCCGTTGTGGCTCAAAGGCATGGTAAATATGCTTCGGTACTTTTTTAGCCAAGGGTACACAGAATGTACCCAAGTTAGCCCCTATGTCTAACACCTCACCTTCGGGTGCATCTATTAAAAGCTTAAGGCTTAACTGATGCAGATCGTTCTCATACAGTTCTTGCTTCAAGTGGTTTGAGATTAAGTCTTGCCCTTTGAACACAAGGAACTGTGTGCCATCTACTTTTACTAATTCGCAATTTGGTAGCATGTTTATATCCAATTAAAGTTTATTAAAGCTCTATACAGGCTTTTCTTTGGAGGCTGACCTGCATGTAAAATTTGATTGTCAAAATATACAAGTCTACCTTTTTTAGGGCTTACCGTTTCTACAATTGCATCATTATTAAAAAATAATGTATCACCGTCACAATCATTTACATAATAAATAGCAGTCACTCCATTATTTTCAGTGTCTTTATGTAC